GGGCGGGTTTCATGCGACCTCCGGCATGCTGTAGACGCTTGCGGGCATGGCTTCGAGCATGCGCTGGCCGGCGATGTCGCGCAGCAGGGCGTAGTCGGATGCGGCGGCGGGGTCGAGCTGCTGCACGGCATGGACGGCGCCGGACATGCGGGTGCGGATGTCCTTCCAGTCGGCATGGCTGGTGGCGATGGACCAGTAGAGGTCGAGGTAGCGCGCCGCCGGCGGGATCTCGCGCAGCAGTTCTTCGTGGTCGGTGATGAGGTGCAGTTCCAATGCGTGCTCCTGTTGGTTGTGTCTGTCCCCGTCCACCCTGCGTCTTCGTGAGGCTCCTAGCCGGTTGCCCGACCGTGGGCAGGGGTTATTCCCTGCACGTCTGCCGCTTGGGGTGCGCACTGGGCGCGCGGCTCCGGGGTGGTGGTGCGTGCCGTTGTTGGCGGCATGACTTAATTAAACACCACGTTTATTCCGCTTGTCAACACGTTGTGTAGTGACGGGCGAAAAAAAACCGCCCGGAGGCGGCTGGCTATTCGCAAAAGCCTGGCTCAGATGAGGTGCTTGACGGCGGTGACGTCGTGCATGCTGCCGGTGCAGTTTGCGTTCCAGTCGCTTGCTTCGTCGCTGGATCGATTGGGGAGGACGACCAGGTGATCGATGTTCATGCCGCCGAATCCGTTGCGGGCGCGGTATTCGATGCAGATGGTTGTAGCAGGATCGTCGGTGCGGATGCTGATGATGTCGAGGCTGTCTGGTTCGCGCAGGCTTTGCCTGAGTGCCTTGGCTGCGGTGGCGCCGACTGAGAAGCGCACGTCGGAGTCTTTTTCGGCCTGGGTCTTTTCACGCGGCGGGGTGGATGGTCCATTGGGGCTCAATGCAAGCCAGGCGATCCCGGCGATGAGGACGATGCCTAGCATGGGTCCGCAGCCGATGCCTGACTTTGGCTTGGCGCCGCAATGCGGGCAGGCTTTGGCTTCGCTGCTTATTTCCTTGCCGCATTCGTGGCATTTGACGATGGCCATCAGGTGTCCTTTTCGGGTGTTTTTCTGCTGCGACTTTTGCGCACTTCTGGCGCTGATGTTAAGGATTGCGTCTGGTTTGGCTTTCTGGAAAATGCGACGTCGGCAGCCGGGTTGAATGCCTGGTGCAGGTTGCGCATGCGCATGAGGTCAACGAGGTCTTTTCCTTGCTTGATGAGATGTCGCTGGTATTCCTCTGGCAGTTCTTCGGCGACGTGGACGAGTTCGGCGATGCTTTCGTCTGCTGTTGGGTAGACGGTGCGCAGGTGTTCGTTGCCGGATTCGAGCCAGTAGGGGTTGGTTTTGACCATGGCGGCGAGGCTCAGGTATTTATCGGCTGGGATGCCACGGGTTTTCCAGTTGGTGAGGGTCTGGTCGCTTTCGCCGATGTAGCGGCCGAGGTCTGCCCACGAGCTGCAGCCGCAGTTGTTTCTGGCGGCTTCCATGAGCCGGAGCATTTCTGGCCGGATTTCTCTGTTTTCCTTTGCTTCTCGCACCTGCTGCCGCCATGCACCAGGGCGCCGCAGCCTGGATAGGTGCATGGTCGTGGAGCTGCGCTAGGCATGAAAAAAGCCCTCGAAGCAATCGCTTGAGGGCTGGCAGTTATCCGCAGTTTGACGCATGTTGCACAGTTCTGTCGGATCTGTCAAGTGCCGGCCTGAAACATCCAGCCGCGATGTCGTTGAGGCTGCCGAGCATGTGCTGGTGAGCCTGGTGCAGACGCGAATACACCGTATCGCGCGAGCAGCCGAGCGTGCGCGACAACGAATCCACCGTCTCGATCCGCGTGTAGAACTGTTCCACAAGATGCTTCAGTTCAGCAGGCAGCGCGCGCACCGCCTGGTCGGTCGAATACGCATCCTCGTCGAACTCCGGCGAGCCATTGCCGGAGCCAGGCGTGCGCGCCCACGATATGCAGCTCGGGTAGCCCAGGCCGCGCACCTTGCGCCCTGTTGCAATCCAGCGCGCCCACTGGTTCAGTCGATTGTTGACGTAGGTAATCATGCTGCCCCCTGTCCGCGCTGCTGCGGGTGAGGTGGATTGCGGTCAGGACGGTTTCTGTAGTAGCGCCACGAATTGTCTGCTGCAACTTCATGCTTTGCAATGAACTGCCCATTTGCATCACGCTCACGCTTCAGTGCAGCGGATCTGCCGTTGATTGGCCCCATCATTCGCCCTGTGCTGCGCAGCTTGTTGCGTGCCGCATCACGCGCTTCGATCGTCTCTCCAGCCGCGCGATAACTGCTCAAGTGCGAACGAAAGCACAGCAGCAGAAACCCGCACCGGTTCAGCTTCGAAACAACCCTGCGAATCGTATCGTAGGGATGCATTCCAAACGCTGCCCCGATCTCGCGCATACCGCAATCCGGATTCGCCTTCACCCACGCATGCACATCGCGCCGCAGTTCCCACGCCCTGTCCAGCCGGTCGCTCATGCCGCCGCCCTCATCGCTTCCAGCGCCGACTGCGCGCTGATGCCATTGTCGAACCCGAGCGCAGCGCGCCACGCGCCATGCGCCACGAACGCGATGTATTCCCCGTTCGCCTCCTTGTGCAGCAGATCCAGCGCCCACTGCTTGCCCAGCCTGATAGCATCCGGCGAGAACTCGCGCGCAATCTGCTGCGTCAGCTCATCCATGCGGCGGCGCGCCTCCTCCCGCGGAATCGGCAACCGTCCAGGCGCTGGCAACTGCGCCCGGTACGGCGGCACCGGATCGTTCCCGGCCGATGCTAGCGCCCGTTCCCAGCGTGCCCGCAACTGCTCCCATCCAAACGTGTTCAGATCGTGCGCCCCGATCGCCAGCGCCGCCCAGTACACCTCCGGCCGGCTCCAGCGGTCATCGCCATTGCCGCGCAGCCGCAGCGGCATCTGCTCGCACGCCTCCGCGTAATCAGCCTTCGAATCCTTCAGCGGCCGGCACAGCAGCATGAACTCCGGCAGCGACGGCGGCCACACCCGGCTGCGAATCGCATCCAGCCCGGCCTTCAGCTCATCCACCTCGAAGCCGGCCAACTCCTCCGCCCAGGCCTGCTTCACACGTTCGCGGTCGATCCCGCCCAGCGAATCCACCCACTTCGCCCCGTAGAAGTTCTCCATCCGCCGGAAAATCCGCTCGATCCAGCTATCCGGCAACGACGTAGGCAACCCCGCTGATGTCGCGTTCTGCAGCTCGTCCATCCACCCCTCCCGATTCGTCCATGTCCAGGCGCACCGACGCAGCCTGCGCCTGCTCCGCATACCGATCCCGCGCCGCATGGCGGCCCGGCGAAGCACGCGCCGGCGGCCCATGGCCGTCCGCCAGAATCGAATCCAGCAGCCCAGCGTTCACCGGCTGCAGGCTGCCCGACTCGTGTCGTCGTCGCTCCGCCGTTTCCAGCGCCGACAGCAGCGCCGCGTCCGTCACCCCGCGTTCCGCCCAGCCTCGCAGCCGCGGGTCGCCAGCAGCCACCCCAGCCCCGCGTTGCCGCAGCAGCACCGCCATGCCCACCGCCCGCGTCGTGATCGGGTCGGCAATCGGCGACGGCGTTCGCGGGTTTTCCCATGGAGGCGGGGTTTGCTCGCAGCGTGACGGCGCCGGCTCAGGTTCCGCAGGCGGTTCGGGTTCAGTTTCGGGATTTTCCGGTCCTGGATTGCCAGCACCTCGCTGCCGCATGCCACCCGAGTCAGGAATCAGGAGTCCGGAGTCAGGAGTCAGCACGATTAGCCCAGGGCTTGCCTCAGGCTTGTCCGGGGCTGGTATCAGGCTTGGCTTCTCCGCATGGTGCGGATTCTGGTGCTTGACGAAGTTGTTGACCTGTATGTACTTGTTATTGCTCACAGAATACCGATTGATGAAGCCCGCCTCATGCAGCGACTGCAACATCGAATCCACATCGAACGAGTCCGCCGGGTACACCTCCATCTTGATCTGCTTCGGTCGATCAGGCAGCCGGCCCTCCCGATCCGCCAGCGTCCACAACCCGATGAACAGCAATCTGGTCTCCACCGGCAGCTCCACCAGGTCCGCATTGCGGAAAAACCCAGGCTTGATTCCCCTTGCCCTCGACATCAATCCCCCCGTCCAATCCAGTCGCACGCGCACGCAAAATCCGCCGCGTCCTCATCCGTCCTCGCATCCGGCTCAAAGCGCCGGCAGTCCGCCGCGTTCTCCGGAGAAGTCAGCAGCCCGTTCAGCCGGCAGCGCAGCGCATCGTCCGCGCTGTCGTAAGCGTTCGCGCATTCAAGGCATGGGTAGGGCGCGCTCACTTCACCCGCTCCAGCCGCGTCGCCGCGCCCTGGATACGCTCCAGCGCCCCCAATGCCGCCGCCAGCGTCTTCGTGCTCTGCTCCACCACCGTCGTCAGGCGGTCCACCTCATCCGCCCGCGTCACCGGGTGCGCGTCATAGCCGACCTGTCCGGCCAGCCACACAAACGGCGCATGGCAGCCCGCCTCCTTCGCCAGCGACAGCACCAGCATCACCTGGCTCAGGTCCAGCTTCTCGTGGCGGCTCTCGTTCAGGCAATCCAGCAGCGCCCGCGAAGCCGCGTCCACCGCCTTGTCCGGCCACAGCACCGCGCCCAGCTTCTTGGTGCCGCCCAGCGCCTGCACCGCAGCGCGCAACGCATCCTCCGGCGACTCGTAAAAAGGCAATTCAGACTGCATCTGCGACCCCTTCCGAAAAATTCGGCAGCGTTCGGCAACGCACGCGCCGGGCAAAAAAATAGGATGCGTGGCAGCACGCATCCATCGAGATTCGATTCATCGGCAAAAAAGAGCCCCGGCAAGGCGCTTGCCGGGGCCAACCTTGCTACAGGAGGAGATGTGCCATGAAGCGCACAGGCAGATTTCAGGGAGACGACGATCTGCCAGCGTCGGTTTCATCATGCGGCCTTTTCGCCCATTCCTTCGCAAACTTCGGAATGCAGCTTGCGTATGGCCTGCCCATCGTTCCATTTGAGATCGGCATACACCCCGCACATTGCGGCCGACACCCAGCTTTGCGTCTTGCCAAGCCGTTCGCCGATCTGCTTCTGCGACATCCCGGTCGCCGCGATCTCTTTAAGGATTTGCTCGTGATTTTTCATGTCGATCGCACAATAACAGAAATATGTTTCTCGCGTCAACAGGAAACTGTTTCAGCTATTAAACATAATCCTGAGATGGAATCGTTTGGAGACCGCGTAAGACGTTTGCGAAAAGCGCTCGGAATGACGCAGGCGCAACTGGCAAAAAAAGCCGGCTTCAGCAAGCAGTCCGGAATTTCATCCATTGAGCTCAACAAGCACGCCAGCTCGCAGCATATTTTGCAACTTGCAGAAGCGTTGCATAGCACTCCGGAATATTTGCTTCAAGGTATCGATGCGCCTGCGACCGAACTCAAGGCAGCCGAACCGATAGCACCGTACACCTTCACCATCAGCGACATGGAGCGCGACCTCATCGTCAACTTTCGCAAGATCGATGCCGATCAACAGCGCAACATCTGGATTTCCGTAGAAAAATGGGCTTCCTACTTTGAAGAGATGCGTTTGCAAGGCCCACCCGGCAAAAAAAACGGCACGCTCGGCTAAAATCCTGCAGTTTCCGGCGCGCGCTACTTCTGTCATCGTCGACTAAACAATCTGGAGCAAAGGCATGAACAACATCATCGGCGGCACATCACTGCTTGCCATGGCAGGCATCGTATTCATTCTCGCCACGATCTCGCTCCAGATCGGGAGCATGAAGCCGAACTCCTGGTGGGCCTCTGCCTTCCTCATGGTTCAATTCATCGTGGCGATCCTCATCGCAGCGCTGGCCGCGCTCATCGGCACCACCTTCCTGACCGGGCTCGTTTAACGCCCATCGCAATTCCGGCTCCTCCGCCCAGCCGGTAATCCACCATCGCAAAACCCCGCTGCGGATCATCACGCCCGCAAATAACAGAAATGTGTTGACATACTTAAACAGATTTCTGATAATTCAGTCATGCCGCCAACAACGGCACGCACCACCACCCCGGAGCCGCGCGCCCAGTGCGCACCCCAAGCGGCAGACGTGCAGGGCATAACCCCTGCCCACGGTCGGGCAACCGGCTAGGAGCCTCACGAAGACGCAGGGTTGACGGGGACAGACACAACCAACAGGAGCACGCATTGGAACTGCACCTCATCACCGACCACGAAGAACTGCTGCGCGAGATCCCGCCGGCGGCGCGCTACCTCGACCTCTCCTGGTCCATCGCCACCAGCCATGCCGACTGGAAGGACATCCGCACCCGCATGTCCGGCGCCGTCCATGCCGTGCAGCAGCTCGACCCCGCCGCCGCATCCGACTACGCGCTGCTGCGCGACATCGCCGGCCAACGCATGCTCGAAGCCATGCCCGCCAGCGTCTACAGCATGCCGGAGGTCGCATGAAACCCGCCCCGCACAGCTTCACCCAGTGCGCGCACTGCCAATATGCGCGCCCCGTCGAACAGATGGAAAAAGACGGCCGCCTCAGTGCCTCGCGCGAAGTCGGCTATTGCGAAATGTTCGCCCAATACCGCGCCCTGCGCTTCATCCGGACGTGCGCGGATTTCAAACGTGTACAGGAGGCAGCATGAACGAACAGCTTATGGAAAACATGGAGATCGCCAGGCAGGCCATGCGCACGATCAACGCGCTCGGCATTCACGCCATTTCAATCATGGTCAGCGACAACCGCGAGACACGCATCCATCTGCATGATGAATTCGACCCGGAAGTGTTCGGCACGCCGGTAACGACCGATTACGAGCGCAAAGGAGAATACATCGAGCATTCGGTTCTGCTGCATGGCGCCAACGTGTTCTGGCTCGAACCAAGAAAGCAGGAGGCAGCATGAACGGCTACGCAACCCGCACCAATCTCAACCGCGCAGCGCAGGAATCCGTCCAGCGCGAAACCGGAAAAAGCGCCGACCGCATCGATGCCATCATCGCCACGCTTTGCTGCATCGGCCTCGTCGTCATCATCGTCATGCAGATCGCCGCAAAGGTGGCCGCATGACCTTCACCCACCCCTTCCCCTGGTGCCTGCTGCAGGCCACCCACCGCGCCCGCGCACACGTACCGGCCTGCCAGACAGACATCAGGCGCACCTTTGCCGAGCACGACCCGCGCCGGCTCGACGGCTGGAAACACCGCCCGCAGCCACGCAAGCAGGAGCCGCAGCCATGAGCCGCAACCCGCCGCCGTACCTCACCAGCGCCGCCGATCCGACAGACGCCGACGCCTTCGTCCCGCCCAGCTACCACCAGGTCGAATCCGCGCTGCTGCAGCACCGCCGCGCCGTCGAATGCTGGGTAGACGCCCTGCCGCAGGATCGCGCCTGGCACTGGCGCGCCGTCGAGCAGGCCTGGCGCACCCTGCAGAACCTGCGCGCCACCCACCAGGCCGGCCTGCACGCCGTCGCCGTCATAGCCGCCAGCGGCAAACTCAGGAGCCACGCATGAACGCACGCGCACACGACCGCTGGCCCGCCAGCATGCCCGACTATGACGACATCTGCGCCCGCTGGCACGAAGCCGTCATCGCCAACCACCTGCTCAAATGGCGCGCCATCGCAGCCTGGCTCAAAAGCGTCTCGCTCATGTACGAAGCCGACGCGATGGACGACGCCGCAGACAGCATGCGCACCCTCAGCGAAGTCGCCCATCGCCGCGCGCTCGACCTGCAGCCGGTGCGTGACGAAGAGCCGGAATGGGACAGAGACACCATCATCCGTTGGAACGATGCGCGCGACGCCGAACTAATCCGGCTCTACGCAACCATGTCAGACAGCCAGATCGCAGACGTTTTCGGGTGCTCCCGCTATGCGGTAAAAAACCGCATCAACAAGCTCGGAATCACCAAGTCAGGCGCCCACAGCGCCGCGCGCAAACGCCATCCAGAAAAGATCGTGATCCGCGACGATGCCAGCGCCAGAACCACCGTCGAGCAGCGCGACGGCGTCATCATCACCAGGCACATCACAAAATGAGAAAACGCGGCGCCCGCTTCCAGCGCAGGATCGATCCAGGTGCCGGCCTGCAGGCCATCGCCATGCAGCACGCCCTCGATGCCAGCCAGAAAACAGACCTCGGCTGCGCCCTGCGCCTCGCGCTCGAAGCCCTGCGCACCGGCAAGGCCACCGAACAGGAATTCCACACCCTCGCCGCCGCCGTCAACGTCAGCCTGGTGCTGTGCGAACGCGACATCGGCCCGGAATACCTCGCCGACATCAAGCGCGCCCAGCAATCACTGCTGCGCCTGTGGGAGCGCGGCAAAACCACCGGCCGCTGGATCTTCGACGGCCCCGGCCTCGCCAGCGCCATGCATGCCATCGACCTGCACGAAGCCCAGCTCGCCGCCGTCAGCCGCAGCGAAGCATCGGCCGCCATGCGCGAGATCGTGCGCCGCGTCCACACCGGCCAGGTATTCGAGGAACAGCGCGCATGACCCACCTCGCCCTGTTCCTGTCCGCATTCACAACCGTATTCCTGCTCGGCTTCCAGCAAAAGAACGTCCACGGATCGCACTACATCGCAGCCGTCATCACCAGCATCGGCATCGGCACCGCGCAGATATTCCTCTGGCGCCTGGTGCCCCACGCCGACGCCGGCCAGATCGCCGCCACCCTGTGCGGCGGCCCGATCGGGATCGTCGCAGCGATGTATTTTCATCCCAGGATCATGCGGAGAAGAACGACAAGAATTGAGCCGAACGCTGAGGTAACCGGCGCATGACAGCAAGCGAAGCGCCGCTGGCGGGCGTCCGTGTTGACCGCCGTGTTAGCCGTCTTTCGGTCGTGTCCTACGGGGCAGGAACGAACAGCACGGCAATGTTGGTGGGTCTGCACGAACGTGGCGAGCGACCGGACTTGATTTTGTTCGCGGACACCGGTGGCGAGAGGCCAGAAACCTACCGCCACCGT